CGGTATTTGCCGACAGCAAAACGGGCTCCTTCCAAAACTCAGCCGTCAATGTGTAGGCAGTATCGCAGGGCGTATTCAGCAACAGGTCGCCGTTACGCTTCTGGGTTATCGTGCTGGGCTTGCCGTTGCCGGCCCCAGCGCTACCCGGTAACAACATGGCGCGAAACTTACTCCATTCCATCCATTCGAGCTGCCCAGAGCTGGTCTGCGTAAGGTCAATCCAAAAACTTGTACGGTCCCACTTATTGACCGTCTCAGTTCCGCTGTGCGCTGGAACCGCGGTTGACGATAGCGTCAAGGTCTCTTCGTAATCAGTAGCCAGAAAGCGCCAGTCGGCCCACATCAGATTGATATTGTTCTCGGCCTGCTTGATCCAGTTGACGGCGTTCCATAGCTGCCCTTTCTGGCTGAGAACGGTATCGGGAACGGTGCCGCCAGTATTGGCGCCACCGATACCGAGTTCAGCCACTAACTCTTGAACCAACTTTAGATAGGTGGCCATTCACTAATCACTTGCCGCAACGTGGTCGATCAGCAGCTTGATGTTCTTCTGCTTACTACCAGGGCCGCCAAACGGCGTCATACCGGCCTCAGTGACCAGCTTGCCAAGTTGTGCGGGGTGTAGAGCCGCCAATGATTCAGCGGCCGTAGGGGCAGCTACCGGCTCTTTCAGCGCTGGGCCGGCTGCCGCAACTCGCGGTGGATCTGCCAGAGGCGCAGTAATGCCCTCGCCAACCTCTTGGCCTTGTCCGTTGAATAGACAGCCGTCCTGAGTGAATACGGCGCCATGCTCTTCAACACCAAAGATATTGCCGAACTTCCTGCTTTTATCGAGTGTACGTGCCACGGACTTCTCCTAGTCGTAGTCGGGCTCACCATACCTCGGCTCACCCATAGGGACGCAAAACGCGGTCCCTTTCTTGATACAACCCGATCCTACATTAGCGGTCATATCTGCGATAGGCCGCGATTCGCAGATCGCCGGGTTGCCTAGACCAGAGTAGTCAGGGTCGGTATTCACATCGTAAAACCGACCAGAGCCCGGATATGAGCCAGGCAGTCTGTTCTTTCTGAAATACATATCGGGCTCAGTCTGGCCGCTGCCATCCCCGAGAGCTTTGCGTTTGTCCATTTTTGGTACTCCAAAAGCAGCCCCGGAACAGGGTCCGGGGCTGCATATCGTTGGATCACACAATCAATTACTTGATTGTATGGCCTCGCCCAGCCTTGATGCTTGGGTTCGCCTCGGGCTTCTCATTCTTGCCCACGCTACCCATGCCACCGACCTCGCCAATCTTTTCCTTATGGCTCGTGCCGGACTCAACACCAGCTTTTTGCTTTGCATCGCGTTCCATTTCACACCCTCCATTGAGTGCTTCGGTTAAAAGATCAGGCTACCACCAGCTAACAACAATGCCAGCAAAGCCCTGTCCGGTCGGTGTACCGCCAGTGATCGTCAACACCACTTCGAGCTGCGTAATAGCCTCAGTTGTGATGTCAACAACACCCTTGCCGCCGTGACCAATATCGAACTGTTCAGCTGTCGGGTTGGTAAAGCCCAAGCCGTTCGTATCAGCCAGCGTCAAGCACAACAGCTGTGCGTAGCGGTTCGGATCGGCCGCCGTTCCAACTTCAACCTTGCCGCCAGTCGTGAAGATTTCTGCCGCGAGGACATAAATCTCTTCAATCTTGCAGCGGGTTTTGCCGAAAGGAACGGGGATCGCCGTTATATCACCAGCACCGCCAAAGTCGAAAAGACCGAAGCTGTAGGTGATTGTTAGCGGATTGTCGTAATTGCTCATTTCTTATCTCCCAGAACCCACGGCCTAAGCCGCAGACTCCCATTTAACAACGCGAGACTGAGCCCCGGACGTATGAATCAGACCGAAACCGCCGAGGTAGTACCAGGCCACACCTCTTGACCGACCGTAGTCTGTTGGAATCTTACCGCGGATTTCCTCGGGGATTGCCAACGCTTCGGCTACCGTGTCCTCACCAAGCACGAACATCCAGCTTGACTTGGCGTTGTTCCATGCGTCAGCCACCCGGAAGGTGAATGTCGTGGAATCAACCGCGCCGCCCTTTGCTACATGCGTCTGCTCGGTAAAGCGAACACCCTCATACCGCCCGATTTCGCCGTTCATAATGAACCCGAAGCCGGTCTCGACGTACTGGTGAACGGGCTCAAGGTCCGAACGCAGCTGTCGGTAGGTGGTTGGATGTGAAATGGCGTAGTAATCGTCAGCCATGTAAGGCGGGATACTTCTTTCCTTCATGGCGTCAACGATTGCGCCAATGTGGCCCTTACCAAGAGCGACGTTGTTGGTGACAGTACAGCCACCCTCTTCAACCGTAACAGCCGTGGTGCTGGTTCCCGAGGTGGGAGCAACAGTCAGGTCGGTCAGATTGAATTGGTTGAAAGCCGCGCCGTCCAGCGTTTTCTTGGCGTCGTTTTTGAGAACCTTGTGAATGATCTCTGACACCGGCTGCTTGGAGAGATTGTCCAGCTTGCCGCTGTACGGCACGGAATTGCCGTATTCAGTGATCGTGAGAGAACCCTGAGTAATCGTGTAGTTCGTCTCGGGCATAGCAACCGACTCGTCAAGAGTGTCGCCGCCAGTGCCTACATCGCTGTAGACGTTCCAAGAGAATAACTCACCCTTACCCAGCCCTTTGTCCGTGGCGTCTTTAGCGTCACAGAAGTTGCGGAAACGAACGATGGGCTGCAATGCAGTCCTCATCACGTTCGTAAGCTCGTCGGTATACATGTAGCCACCGAGAGCGTTTACCGCCCATAGTTGTCCAGCCATATCATGCTCCTAAACTCAATCGGAGCCGTGGCTGGCTTTGTTAAGGCTGGTTTCTGCCCCGCTTCAATAACCCCACGAACTCCGAGTTACTCGGAAACGGCTTTGCGGTTGGCTCTGCTGCTGGTCTGCCATGCGCATCTTTTAGGGGTTGAACAACGGTTCGTCTCTTTACGCTATACCGCGAACCAAGGTCTACCGGGGTCTTGCCAGGCTGAATCAAAGGATTCTGCTGGCCGGCTGCCGGCAATAGGTTCGCGGGATTCGTCACAACTGGCCTGTGATGATCTGGGAATACTTCTCGCGCGATACGTCCACACGCTTCCCGAGTAATTTCAGCCAATGGCCTTCCGATCATCACAGGGTCGCGAGCTACAACATTGACCATGTTCAGAGCGGCCTGCCTGAGTACCGGAGTGTTTAGGTCTGGAAACTCATTGAGAAACACCGCGTTCGCCTCCTTACGAGCCGTCGCTTCAGCATTAACTGATTCTTGCGATGGCCCAGATGGCGTGGCTGCCACAGAACTTTTCTGCGCTGCCCTGATAGCATCCGATCTTATGGATGCCAAGACCTCGGAGAGCTTTGATGTAGCCTCTTCGCGATCCCCTGAGTAGAAAGCCTCGGTGACTCTCGCCGCCTGTGCCTCTACGTCTGCCGTGTCTCCCAGAGCGTCGGTAGGTGATGACTCTGTTGTCCCAGTTCCTTTGCCAGCCTGGGGCTGCGGCGCTCTTTCAAGTCTCGCAGCACGTTCGGAAAGCTGACCTTCCCAACCCCGAAGTGTCGCCTCATAGGTAGACAGTCGTTGTAGGCGAACATCAGCCGCTCGCATTTTCTGAAATACGTCGATGCCCCCAGCGGCGTTAATGTCAGCCGTGGGAACTTCCTCGCGCATCCCATATACAGTGATAATAGTCTTGTCGGTAGGTGTGTCAATCCCTGCCGGTTGATTTTTTTGGCTTTGGACATTATCCGCAGCCGGCTTAGATGTCGCCGGAGCCACGGCAGACGGCTCATCTTCTTCCGCGTATGGGTCGGGGCCGCCTCCCGCCTCGGCAATCATGCGGTCGTAGTTGACGCGCTGATCGTCCGTCATATCGGCCAGGTCGCCATCAATCTCAGCGGAGCGCCCAGTCTTGGCTCTTGCGTATATATCGTCCCTCGATACCCGCTCAGGCGGCTCAGCCCGCGGCGCACGTTCCAGCGCAACAGCGTCTGGCTTCGGCTCGTTGCCCGTTGAACCCTCATCATGCTCCGGCTCTATGACATGCCCGGCGCTCTTGCCATCAAGAATGTCTACGTGCTTAACGGGTTTGCCCGGCGTAACCACGGTGCCAGTACCACTATCCGTATCCTGTTGTGCCGATTCTCCGCTCATTCAAAATCCTCTTGTTCACGTTGCATATCATCCTGACTGCTTAGCGCAGCCTCGGCCAGACTGGCCTCACTGAATACGGCATTGATCGCCGCTACCGCCCTGAAATTAGCCTTCATATCTTGGTGCGCAATAACCAATAAATCGCTCTCTGGAAGATTCGCCAGACTGGGACACTCAACCACCAGCGCGTAAAAGTCAGCGACGGTAAGCCACATGGATTGCAGTATCGTCTTGACAGACTCATTGTTGGCCAGCTCAGCCTTGACTCGTAGCGCCTTGTTGACCACTTTGAAAAGGTCAATCTCTGGCTCCGATTTAAGCGCAAAACGTAACTCGCGCTCTAATTCCAAGTCGCTGTAGATCGGTCCTGATTCTTGTTCAAGGTCTGGCTTAGCCAATCGTCTCTCCGAATACGGTTGCGCAGGTTGGAATTGAACCAACAACCTTCCGGGTTATGGACCCGACGCTCTGCCATTGAGCTACTGCGCGCTGACGATTGTACCTCATGCCGCGTTATTTGGAACCATCCCGTAGCGGTCGCGACTAATCACGCCGGCCTTGTCGTTTCCAGACAGATTTACCGCCCCACCGCTCGGCTTCGTAACCTCCATACCAGCGACCTGCAACGCATACTGGCGATCACGCTCCTGAATCTCGGCACTCAACGCCTCACGCTGCAAGTAGTATTCGCGGCGCTTGATGTCGGATAGCTCGATACTGACCATTCGATCCAGCTCCTCGAGGCGGTTCTTCATCTGAATAATGGCTGACTCCATGTTGTTCTTGTTCTGCGACAACATGATCTTGACCTCTTCCTGCATCTGGGTTCGCGCCGTCGCGCCCTGTTGCGTGATCTGAGCCACCTGTATCCTGCCCTGCTGCTCGGCCTGTTTGGTCTCGATGTATTGCTGCATTTCCTGAACCTGCTGCTGCAACTGCACAATACGCGGATCTTCTTCGTCCTGGCCCAAGCTCGGGAAGAAACGGACACCATCGCGATAACCAACCGCACCCATAATTTCAGAGACAAACTCGGACGCATCTATCTGCTGCATCAGCATGGGCGCGAACTTCATTATCTGATCCATCGCCAACGCCAGCTTGCCAATGCGCTTGGTCGGGTTGGTAGCATCAAAGCCCACATTGACCTTGACGCGGATCGGCTCTGCAATAACGTCCAGCGCCTCTTCAACCGTTTTCAGCCCAGCTCGGTCGGCACCAACAATCAGCAACGCCGTATCCGTCTCATATACCGCCTCCAGCTCAATCAGCTGGCGCAACACCGGCTCATACCACGTTTCTGAAAACGTCCTGATACTGAAGTCTTTGAGCTGGTTCGACTCCGCGCTCATCATTTCCATGCCGCCAACGGTTTCACCCAGCCTGCGGTTGCCGGCGACGGTGCCAGCGCCAAAATCACCCAACAGATCGTCCATATCCATATTCAGACGGTCCTGCTCTTGATAACTCGACCCGGTTACGTCTCGCGTATCAACCGTGTGAACGTCGGTTGTCGGGTTGTTCATCATCGTGACCGAGCCAGATACGTTGCGCACCAGGCTGCGAATATCAATGCCGGCGCCACGCTTGGCAAAGTACCGCTTGTTCAACGCCAGCTTGACGTTATCGAGGCGCAGGTTGGCAAGATCGTTAGACTCTTCCTGCAAACCCTCAATCAGCTCGGGCGAGCCCGCCGGATACTGCTTGTGCGGCTCAATGTTGCAGGTTCCCCAGACATACGGCCGCTTGCCGGTCAGATAAACCTCTTCAATCGGCTGAAGCTCGCGAAGCAGTATCTCGGTGCCAAGCGTCTCCCAGCACCAGTCCTGCCCGTTAATCTCCATGATGTACTTGTGGACCCAAACGCTTTGATGGGCCCGAACATCGGTATCATTGTCGTACTTGTCCAGTCGATCGCCTTCCCGCGC